TCTATAGCGTTGGGACAGAAACACTCCCTTAGACTCTCGAATAAAGTCACGAGGCCTCCAAGTGGCAACTCCTTTCTTGAATAAAACCTTATCAGTCTCTTGATCGGATCAATAATAGTGTTCGTCTTTGTCGATATATAGCCAGCGAAATGTGAAACACCGCGATACTCTACAGTCTGTGTAATCCTTGCCATCGATTTGAATCTGCCTTTCTCGTTGATCTTGCCGTCAGTCTCCTTGTTATCACCTTTTATCTTGAAGTATGCCGTATCGTAATTCTCGACAATGTCAACGGCCTTCATCGCGACTTCGAGACAGTTCGAACCGATCGTGAAAGGGTCACCTGAAGGTAGATTCATCTTGATCACTCCCTTGAGACAGGCCTCGCCCAGACTCTTGAATCGGACCTCCGACCTCATAGCTCTGTATAAATCGACTCTCTCCTCCGGGCAGCCGATCCAGGAAAGGAACATGCACATTACCTCGTTTGTTGTCGCATTGTGAGATGTGTCTTGTGCCTTGATATCGAAGCCGACGCAACCGTCAATATTGTCAAATCCCTCCGACACCCTAAGAAGATCGGCATACTCAATCGCCGAGAGTCCTATGTCGAATACGACGTTCCCTCTGGGACATAGGATGAGTACGTTAATGAGCGTCAGCATGAGGGAGGCCATCTCCGCGTTGTATTGGGCTGATCCGGACTGGATGGGTTGTCCGTACGACTCAGCGAGTGCCTTGGTTGGATCCTCCTTGACCTTTAACTGTTTCTTCATGAACATTGAGAAACGTGTTGTTCCGCCCTCCTCTCCGAAAACGCCGGCGAGTACATCCTTCATTGAAGCGAGCTTGCTTGCCGATCTTGTGTGATCCCAGTTTGCCCATCCGGTCTGAAAAAACTCGATCATCTGTTTGTCAAAGAAAGTTTTCAGTCCTTCAAATATTTGTCCGGCCTCCTTCATGTTGGGTGTCATGTCTCTCTCATCTCTCTTGGCACAAGTCCTTGATCCGGTATTGCTCACCTCGGCCGTGGCATCGCTCGACTCCTGAACCATGACCAGGTTCTGAGTTTCGGGGATCATCGATATCGCCTTGTCCTCCTCGTTGATCTGCCCCGTGTACCCGATCGAGAAAATGT